GGCAACCATGCACGTACTGATTAACGAACCGCTGACCGCCGCAACCGGCCAGCCGTCATCCTCCATTCTGGACTTCAACTGATGAGCAAAAATAAAAAGAAATACACACCGAAACCGCGCCAGCAGATCCCCGCACCCGCACAGAGCATGGAGGCATTTACCTTCGGTGAGCCGGTGCCGGTACTCGATAAGCGCGACATTCTGGATTACGTGGAGTGCATCGATAACGGTCAGTGGTACGAGCCGCCGGTCAGCTTCTCGGGGCTGGCGAAAAGCATGCGCGCCGCCGTTCACCACAGCTCGCCGATTTACGTGAAGCGTAACATTCTGGTGTCGACCTATATTCCGCACCCGCGTCTTTCCCGGCAGGATTTCAGCCGCTTTGCCCTTGATTACATGGTGTTCGGGAATGCGTTTATTGAAGAGCGCCTGAGCGTAACCAGTAAGCCGGTAAAATATGAAGCCTCCCCGGCGAAATACACCCGGCGCGGAGTGGATCACGATACCTACTGGTATATTCAGAACTTCACAAAACCGCACCAGTTTGCGCCGGGCTCGGTGTTTCACCTGCTTGAGCCGGATATTAATCAGGAGCTTTACGGTGTGCCGGAATACCTGAGCGCATTAAACTCGGCATGGCTCAACGAGAGCGCCACGCTGTTTCGACGTAAGTATTACCAGAACGGTGCGCACGCCGGTTACATCATGTACGTCACCGACGCAGCGCAAAGCAGTACTGACGTTGAGGCGCTGCGCAAGGCCATGCGCGATTCGAAAGGGCTCGGCAATTTTAAAAACCTGTTTTTCTACGCGCCGAACGGAAAGGCCGACGGCATTAAAATTGTGCCGCTAAGTGAGGTCGCCACAAAAGACGATTTTTTTAACATTAAGAAGGTAAGTGCGGGCGACCTGCTCGATGCCCACCGCATCCCGTTTCAATTGATGGGTTGCAAGCCAGAAAATGCGGGCTCAGTCGGAGATGTTGAGAAGGTGGCAAAGGTGTTTGTGCGCAACGAGCTGATTCCGTTGCAGGCGCGCTTTCAGGAGCTTAACGAGTGGGCGGGAGAGGAGATCATCAGATTTAAAAGCTATTCATTGGATAGCGATGGTTGATAGAGGCCGCCGTTGAGGCGGCCTTATTCTTCTATCCTTTAGATTTTTTAGGATCAGCTTTGCGAGGATAGGTACGCTCTTCTTGGAATTTACCGTCTTCTGTATGAATTTTAACAGAGCCCTTCTTATCCCCCATGTAATCACGCATTTTATCAATGATCTCAGCTTTGGTATCAGCTGTTTTGGTAGCCCGATCATTACCCTCTTTTTGAAACTTCCACTTATCACCGTCTTTTGTAATGTGATAATTATCCATTGAAAGCCCTTAGTGCAAAAAAGCAACATTGCTTCGAGAAAATCCTAGCTTAAGCGAAGCCACATGATTGTGCGGAAAGTCTACATTTTTGCATAAATTGTAATGGCCGGCGCGCAGTGCTATCCCCGCCTCGCCTACGCGCTTAACATGCCTTTTTAAATGCAAGTGCATGACCACTTAGGATCTATGCAAGAACTGACATTGCGCAACATAACCAGACAAGTATCACACATGCAAAACCATGCACCCTTTAAATGCACGACATAAATTTTCGATTTATCATAAAACCGGAATAAAAAACTGCATTTTGAGTGTCTTTTCATTAGCTTTGAAATAGTTACTGGTTGCACAATGCGCTGCTTACACCCTAAAGTTAGCTCATAATGACATTTACCTTACTATCTCCTCAGCACTGCCCTAGGTTTTAATGCATGAAGGTATAAAATAACGATGAGTTTTTACCTGAAAAGTGGTACTTTTCATTAAACTCCAAACATCGTTAAATGATAATGAAGCATACAAAGATCAATATAGTTAAGAAAAACGGAGAGTACTCCTTAAGCCTACTCAGCTTTGATATCGTTCACATTAAGAAGACACTAGAGAAAAAAAGAAGCATCAACTATTATTGGAATACAAAAACCAAAGAAGTCATTTGTGGTTCAGGTACATTACGTAATCACCAAAACATCCCATCTATTGCTCATTTGTTTCATTACAAGGAAAAAGCTTGTGACCTGAGCCGCGAAGAAATTCAACTAGGTGACTCGGTGTGCGTTTTATTTAACACAACCGCTGCTCTATTTCTCTTTGGCTCAATTGTTGGTATCGATAAACTCAGAAAGGGAACGTACTTCCATATTTTGCCTCACGACAAAAGATTCCCTTTTCAACTAAATCAAGTTATCAAAGTTAAGCATCAGAAAAACAACATTTTTCTATTGAAAGATGGTAAAAACGAACGTTATGAATACATGGCAACCAAAAACTTGGCATTTGCTAAATATCAGTATCAAGTAGAATTCGCTGAAATTGTTGTATCATATATTAACAGCACTCAACTTATAATAAACTATGCTTCAGACAAAAATAAAATAATAAATGAGAAAACCATTTTAGAATGTCACAAGGCTCTTTTTACCCATATTTACGAATGGGCTGGTGAATACAGAAATCATACGGTGGTTGTTGGTGATAAAGAACGACCAACAATGGAACATGATGAGGTTAAAAAATCATTAAAAGCATGCCTTAGAGCATGCGCAAGAAAAGAATTGGAAAAGGTAAGGTCTAAGGAACAACTCGTTAATAAATTGACTACCCTTCATGCAGAGCTTGCATGGATTCATCCGTTTCAGGATGGCAATGGCCGTTCAATACGACTGTTTCTTCAGATAGTAGCAGCAACAATGGGATATGAATTTGATATGGAAAAATTAGATGGGAACATTCAAAATAAGAGGGCATATCATTATGCTGTTAGGCGTGCAATTCATAGTAGCAAGAGTAACTTGATTGCCCTAATTGCAAGGGCAATCAAAGAACTTTAAGCGGCAGCAATTCGAGTCAAAAATCGAGCTGCCTGGGACATTTTAGACCATGAAGTATTGGTAATATTATTACCTTCCAGAGAAAACGAAGCACGCAGGGAACGATTAACACTTTGCTCAATCTTTGAACGACGTACAGGCTTAGCAACTGCGTGCTCACCTCTAACTTGTATCGTGATAACCTTTTTGCTCATTTTAGTCTCTCTAGTCTTTAAGAACATCATAACCCACTCGGAAATGATAGTTTTTCTCATCTACAAACTTCATAACCGGATGGTGATTCTACGCCCGATAGCTCACATCTACAACAATTACTTATTTGTGCAATCGACTGGCTAACCGTTGTAAAACTCATATCCATAACAGTTCTTCATTTACCTTCAACTGTATACCATCCCCACTCATCGACAACCGGATATGCGAATTTTTTCTCTCCATAAATCACCGTTGCCCCTCGCGCTAGCAAATCAAGCTCCCATCGTTCGGGGACAATACCTTCCTGAGCCAAATCGAAGCAAATTTTTGCGACTCGATCCCTTTCGGATTTAGTCATCCTGGCTGATAGTGCTTGTTCGCTCGTTTTGTGCGGCACGTTACTTCTTGGCTGGCGGATTTTACGAGGTGCGCCAACTTTTAGCGCTCCGTTAAGCACCTTCACAACGTCTGGCTCATTCCAGCCGATAACACCGCGCTCAATCAAATCCAAAACCGCAGCGGCTTGCTCAGACGGTGTGGGAGTCATAACCAGATCGCCACCGTCGATGAGCTTTCCACAGTTATTGACAGGACTCCGAGGCGCGGCAGAGCCGCTTTTTAAGGTCAAAGGCTCAACGGCCAAAACCTTTGGAACGATGCGCCATTCGGCTGTACGGGTTATATGGACACGATGAGCACCGAGATGAGGAGCATAAACCCCGACTACCCTCTCGATATCTTCCTCGTACTCGTTAACCTCATCCGTCACCTTTCGGGCGACCCTAACGGCCTGAGCATCACGTGGCATGTTTGCCCCACCCTGCGCGATGATATAGAGGTCAAAATTACCTTCATCAGCAGCAGCTCGCGCGGCCTCGACCCTGTCATCAAATTCTCTTGCGATACTAACCCCGCGAGGAAGTTTGCGAAGTTCACGGTAAGCGCCCATTGTCGGGAGTCCAATCGGTTTAAACTGAGGGATACGCCATGTTGACGCCCATGCGGTTACAGCAGCAGCAGTGTCTTTCAAAGGCTTGCCGGTGTCGTTATCGAGCTGGTCGTCAAGCGCGTAGCCGTCGATATTTTTGGCAATATATTTAGCAATGTAACCCGCCGCGCCGCCCTTATTTAGATGACGGGACTCAAAGCGCTGCTTTAACGCGCCTTTCTCGTGTCCGTCCTCTTTGAGGGCATAACGGCGCATAATTTCGTTGATGGCTTCACGCTGACCGGGTTTGCAAAACAGCATCATGTGCCAGTGTGGCGTACCGTCGTGGTGCGGTTCAACAACGCGCATCCCGTAAACATTTAAATCGTTATCTTTAAACGCGGTACGCATCAGGCTCCAGATTCGGCAGAGATAGCGCTGGCCGTCTTTGGGGGTGAATGCGGTTTCGTTCCAGCCGTGATTGAGCTGTACCGTTTTGCTTTCACCTTTGCCGACTTGACGGGTGGGGTGATACTTCGATGGCGTGGTCAGCGTGATAAATATCCCCACGTCACCGACGCTGGACGCGTAGCGTTCAATCCCGGCAATAGTGTTCATCAGCTCCATACGGCGTATTTCAGGGTTTGAAATACTCCCCATAACCTTGCTTATGAGGTCGATACGTTCGCCAGTGACTTTGTTTTCCAGTTCGCAGGATTTTAGGTATTCGATATTAGCCTGCCGCCGCGCGTGAACATCACGGATCGCCATTTTACTTGCATAGGGTGAACGGTCTTTATTGACCTCGCCGGCAGCGATGAGCAACGCCTCGCGCCAGCGCATACGCTGCGCTTTCAGCTGGTTAACCCACCACTCATCTTTAATCAGTCGTGAAATAGCGGAAAATGCCATGCGGATCGTCATCTGACCCTTACGATATTTTTTCCAGTACATCGGGGTGAAATTGAAAGCGCACGCAATACCAGCCACCTGGCCGTATAAATGTGACTGTGCTTCATCGGTGAAGAGCTCCTCTTTCCCGCCATGAGCCTCAGCCCATGCGTCGCTTAACTCCTCGTATTTGCTCCAGAGCTGAGAGGCAATTCTGGCCGCAAATTTTCTGAGTTCTTTGTCATTCATATCCGGCAGGCGTGCATACTGGTCACGCTCGGACAGAAACCCAATCGAGGTAGTTTCATTCATCCCGCACAGCTCATTAACACGATCAAGACGCGGCAACAGCTTGCGCTCAAACGTGTTTTTGAGGAAATATAACCCGCCCAAAGGGCTCTTTGTGCGGCGGATGAAGTTATAACGTGAGGTAAACAACGTTTGCAGGAGAAACGGCAGGCGGTCAATCCGGTTTAAAACACCTTGCACCTGACGGAGTTCGGCACGTGTAAGGGGTCTGTCGCGGCCTATGGCATCACGGGATTTGTTCCATGGGTAAGCACCGACGAAATTCTCGCCGGTGCTTTTTGGTAGTGGCGGAGGTGGCGAGGGGGCAATGCGTCCCCGGTTCTCAGCGGCCATTATCTGTGAATGCTTCCAGACATTTTTGACCTAACTGCTCGACCTGCTTTTTTAACTCCGAAAACTGACGAGCTTCGCCGGTTAAAACGTTGTGCAGCACCAGACCGGAAACGAGCTTACTGATAGTTGGATAAAACCCAATGGTATCGAGCCATTCTTTACCGGAATTTTTGCCAGATTTAGCGATTTTCTTTTCCTGCAAAATAAACTGGAATTGGTCGCTGGTTATTAAGAATTTATTATCAATAATAATCTTAATACTCATACGGCACCTTTTACATCCCTGATTAAAATAGCGTTGTGAAGCTTTTCGGATTCCTGCCCCAAAAGCTCGATAATCTCAGTTCGGTTCATTTCAGACTTGCAAATATGAGCTATCAGAGAATCAAGCGCAGACGCGAAGCGCGTCGCGGTAACAATCTGAGCCTCAACGGTAGCCTGCGCTAACAGGCTTTTCATATTGCTGCGAACTACTGATATTTCTTTATTCATTTACCCGCCTCCAGACAAAAAGATGTCCCACGCATTCAAGCGCGTAAAAATTTTTGCTAGTTAATTAATGCATGTATTGCTCAGGCTTAACCGAGGTCAAAATAGTTGGGACATATTCAAACAAGCTGAATAATTCACGTAGCGCGCGGAACAATTGCTCCCGCCAATAACATGAATCTTCATTAACACGCCAGTAAGGCTGATTAAACTCTGTTTCAGTCAACCCTGCATGAAGAAATAAAGTGCGGCGCTGGCTTACTGTCAGATAACTGATATATGTCGATTCACTGGCTCCAACCTGACGGCGTTTAGAAAACGCACCGCGCAGCTCGTCAATCGCGCAGACCAGACGCTCACGATCTACATCGTTCATTTCTTCAAAACGCATGGTCGCATGACGCTGCTTAAGCTGGGCATGAAAACACACTGTTAAGCGGTCACGCTCCATCATTTGATTGTAGAAGTCACAGGAATCCTGCCAGCGAGGTTCAGCCAAATGCTTACCGATTACAACGCGCAGAGCGGCAGGTTGTTTTTGAACTAATTCGAGAGTCATTACAGCCATTTTGACACCTCTATAATTTTCATGATGCGCTTAACAATAAAGGCTAAAATGCCAGGCTTACGGGTGCGGATGATGATGCCTTTACGCCCCCGGCCATGGGAGATAGTGAAATTGATCGGGTTAGGGCTCTCTTTACGAAGTAACTGGGCAATGCAGCGTGGTTCTTGCATTAATCCTCCAATGGACTTAATGAGTATCATGCCCATAGCTTTCGAACTGTCATGTGATAGGATTAGTTCGCCAAAACAAGCACCTATCAACAAGGAGAAAGATATGGAAAAGCAAAACATCGAAATTTTTCTGAATCAGGCGAAAGAATCGCGAGCTAAGCATTCAACAGAAGATCGTCTGTTCGCCCTCGAAGTTATGGCTTGTGCTCTCGGTGCATCCCTTGAGGGAGAAAGCAGAGATAATTTTCTGAAAGTAATGAATTCAATCTCAGAAAACATCAATCCGATGAATAACTCCGTGATTAAAGCTATCGCTGACCTGAACGTTCTCAGCGCAGACTTCAAGACACTTTCCAATCAGCTTGAAGCTGTAAAATAAGTTCTTCTAAGCGACGTTTAAACTCAGCCTCATGTTTGGGGCTGTTTATCCCCCAAGTGTCAATGCAGTAATAAACATTCCCTGCATGAGCGCCATTCCTGTAAATTGGCCTCCTGGCTAGACCTGAATCATGATTTAGCTGTTTCAGCACCACCCCTTCCTCCTTAACTGCCTAACCCGAGCCACATTAACCATCCCTCCCGAATTTCTTTTGGACGGCTTTCATAGGCCATTTGCATGCCTTTGTTCCAAGCTGGCAGATAAATCCAATATTCACCGGCGCGCCCTGATGTTGACTTAGGATCAGTCATTTCAATTACAGGAAGCTTTCCCTTTTCAATCATCCCCTTAACCGCCGCAGGAGTTTTACCAATAAGTCTGGCGAACTCCTGAATCGGCACCGCATCTGTATTACTTACAAGCTGTCGGCTCATCTGCTACGATTCTCCTTTAGTGCGATTAATTGCTCTAAATGGGCTTTTATTGCCCTTAAAGGTAAGTCACCCATCAGCCATATAAATCTACGATAGGTGATAATGTTCAACTATAGGTGATTACATGTCAATACAGCTCCATGAGAAAATCAAGCTCATAAGAGAATCAGAAAGGTTAAACAGGAAGCAATTCAGTGAGTTAACAGGAATTGTTTACGGTTCTTTTTGTAGCTATGAGGCAGGCGATAAAAAGCCTGGTGTAGAACAAATCATGAAGATTCTGCAGCACCCACGTTTCACTAAATACACGATGTGGTTTATGACTGATCAAATAACGCCCGAAGCTGGTCAAATTGCACCGGCTCTCGCGCACTTTGGGCAACCGACAACAACCTCGTCCCACTCAGACCAAAAAACTGGCTAACCATTTACGGCGCGTTTTTGTGCACTAAATGCACAGTTAGTTTTTGTTATCTAAATCAGCAAATTGAAGTACGCAGTAACATCATCGGGAGGCTTTATGTCTGTTAAAAAGCTCGATGATGGTCGATATGAAGTGGACATCAGACCTGCCGGGCGCAATGGAAAGCGCATTCGCAGGAAATTTGAGAAAAAAAGCGAAGCTATCGCTTTTGAGAAACACATCCAATACAACCACCACAATAAAGACTGGTTAGCAAAACCGACAGATAAGCGGCATCTTTCTGAACTGACCAAAGTCTGGTGGGAATTGAAAGGTAAACATGAAGATCACGGCAAATCGAACCTTGGAAAAATTGAGATTTTCACAAAGATTACTGATGACCCATGCGCATTCCAGATTACTAAATCGCTCATCAGCCAGTACACCGCTGTACGCAGGAGCCATGGAGTTAAACCCTCAAGCATCAATCGGGATTTAACCTGCCTCAGCGGTATGTTTACAGCGCTAATTGAGGCCGAGCTTTTCTTCGGTGAACATCCATTCAGGGGCATGAAACGACTGAAAGAGGAAAAGCCCGAAACAGGTTACTTAACGCAGGAAGAGATAGCGCTGTTACTATCAAGGCTTGAAGGAGATAACAAAAAGATTGCAATTCTTTGCCTGAGCACCGGTGCAAGATGGAGTGAAGCTGCACAGCTAAAAGCGGAAAACATCATTCACAACCGATGTACGTTCGTTAAGACCAAAACGAACAAGCCGCGTACCGTTCCGATATCAGATGAAGTTGCGAAATTGGTTGCTTGTAACAAAAGAGGGTTTCTTTTCCCGAATGCAAATTATCCCGCATTCAGGCGGCTAATGAAGGAGTTAAAACCCGATTTACCCGCGGGGCAGGCAACCCACGCGCTACGTCATAGTTTCGCAACACATTTTATGATCAACGGTGGAAGTATTATCACTTTGCAACGTATCCTTGGTCATTCCCGCATAGAACAAACTATGGTTTATGCGCACTTTGCACCTGAGTATTTACAGGATGCTGTATCGCTAAATCCTCTACGTGGGGGAGTCGGTGAGAGTGTCCACACTGTGTCCACAGTGTAGTGTTTTTTAGTGGCTTTCAATGGTCTTGCGTGCCGCACAAACCCGCATTCCACCGTTGAAAGCCCCTGTAGTAAGGGAGGTGAATCTCCCTTACGCAGGCTTATTTTTTTCTCCCTTTATCTGCTTTTTCCACGCCTTCGCTTTTCCTGAGATACACTTTCGTCA